TTACACAACCATATTTCTAAATGTATTAATGGTAGTTTGTTCATCTTCTTCACGAAGTTCTTTTATAAGATGGGAATAATCCTTTAACGTCGTTTGAATATCCTTATGTCCAAGTCTTTCTGCTATATAGTATATAGAAGTTTTCTTATATAACAACACGCTGGCATGAGTATGTCGAAGACCATGGACAGTAATCGTATCAGTGATACCTAAATCCTTTAACAAGCCTCTTAACAGTTTATTTGCATTTCCATTTGATATAACTTTGTATTTTGATTGTGCACTAAAAAAAACAAGTCTGTGAAGATTTGTAGGAGTGGTATCAAATAATTTTTCAAAAGTATCCATTGTTTTTTTATCCATTTTAATAACTCGCACAGATTGTTCATTTTTAGTTGGCCCAAAGCCATCACACATTTTGGGTAAGTATCCCCAAGTTTTTTCTATATTGATTAGTTGGTTATCAAAATCAAAGTCTTTCCTCGTTAAACCTACCATCTCGCCAAATCTCATTCCTGAAGTCAAACCGAGTAGTAAGATATAGTATCCTAATCCAAGATCTAATCTTTTGTAAATCTCTTTAAGCAATTTTTCACTTTCTTCAAAATGAAGATGTTTCTCGCTAGGTTTCTTTGCTGGTACACTACCAGTAAGTACTGATTTCCTCGTAAAATCAATACGTATTATACTTTCTTCCACTGCATCAAGTACACATGACCTTATATGAGTATGGACTTTCTCCACCGTTTCTCTTGCACGAGTTGAACCATAAACATTTAAAAACTCTTGATAGTCACGTCTTTTAATATCTTGAATATGCTTATTACCAAAATAAGTTCTAATTGCTACAAGGGTGTATTTGTAATGTTCTAGTGTACTCTTGGTAACATTCTTCTTGTATAACTTGTACCATTCTTCAAAGTATTCATCAAAAGGTAAAGGTTTAGCATTCATAATTATACCTTTACTTAAACTAGCCTCTACCTCAGCTGCGGCAATTTGTGCAGCCTTTTTTGTAGTAAAACCACTTTTTCTAAATGGTGTATTACCTTTGTTTGAAACAGTGTATTGCCATGTCTTCCCGCGTTTTTGGAAACTAGCCATTTTTTTCTCCTTTCAAAACTTAGTTATATTTATATTTTAAGAATCACCCCTTTCAAAATAGCACATATGTTCTATTTTAGATTAAAAAAACTCTTTTTCTATGTTTAACGGATCAAAATATATTCGAAATCCTTTGTAAGCAACAGAAAGACCATACCGTTGATTATATTTTTCAATCGCTTTGTACAAATATGTAGGTATTATCTCTAAGTGCAAGCAGATATCTTCGAGAGTGGTATGCCCCAAGTTATAACATTCTATCAATTTATCAAATGATATAATTTTTTCATAACCCCATGCCCTTGCCACTTTTTCCAACTTAATATTTCTAATGTTATCTAGATTTGTTATGTCACCATATGTTGTTTCATAGTGTCCAAGTTCCTCTGCCAATACGCAATGTTTTTCATAATACTCTAGGCGACTATTTATCAGAATAAGATTATCGTAATAAATACCAGGCAAACCTTTAGGCATATCTATTCGTTCTATGATGTTGATATGGGGATATTCTGATTTTAACGATTCGTATGCCAATTAGTCCACCTCACTTTTTGCGGCTAGATTTAATAAACTCTATATAATTTTTGATAGTTTCCAATTCTTCTTCAGTTACGTCCTCATCGATATGTGCAGCAATTGTCTCAATGTTTTTATGTTCGTTTTTAGAAACCTCTAAGGAACTATTTCCATTCATTTCATCTAAAGTCACATTAAAAAAATTAGCGATTGCGCTTGCGTGATCAATTGAAGGTGAAGTTTCTCCACTTTCCCAACGAGCGTAAGTTGTTTTGGTAAAACGAATCGAAAACTTGCTGTTCAGCCTATTCACTAATTCGTCCATCGAAAAATTATGTGCGTTTCTAAATCTTTTAAGGTTTTCAGAAAATATACTCATGTCATACCCCTTATCAAAATGTTTAATTTCTTTGTCTGAAATTAATATTACATTATATGTGCCGTTTTTGCAACAATAATTACAAATTTATATACCGATAATGAAATAAATTAATTGACTTTTAATTTTATGCTTGTATTATTGTAAATATAACGTACCGATTTTGGTACAAGGAGGTGTGTAAATGAATAGAGATAGTTTTAAGAAGTTGCAGTTATTTTTAGTCGAAAAAAATATAAAACAAAAGGAACTTGCTGAAAAAGTAGGAATACCAGCGGTTTCACTTAATCAAAAGATTCACCGTAATGGCAGTTCTTTCACTCTCGAAGAAGCTTCTAGGATTTGTGAATACTTAGATTTATCACTTGATGAGTATTTTTTTGTTGAAAACGTGCCAATTTCGGAACAAAAAGAGATTTAATTATATTAGAAAGGAATGATGAGATTGCAACAACTTTCAGTAAATCTAACAATTCCAATACCAATTGATCAAGTGCTAATTTCCAAAGTCGAATTAAAAGAATTAAAAGAACAACAGCTAGAAGGAGTTTACTGGAGCATGAAAGACTTGGAAGAACGTACAGGCAAAAAGCATGAGTGGATAAAAGAAAATATCTTATATCCCACTAAATTTGTAAAAATATTAGATGTAAAAAATGGAGGTTGTGTTTATTATCCCACTAAAAATGGAGAGAAGTGGACATTTCAAGCAACTAAAATGGCAAAGTTTTTAGAATCAAACTTTCACAACATATTCGGAGGAGGTATTCAATGACCATAACTGCAAACATCATCATATTTGGGTTTCTTGGTTCATTAGGTTTGTGGAGTATGAAAAAAATGTGGAGGGAGATGGATTAGATGATTCCACTAAATGGATTTGTATGGGAAATAACATCTAACAAAGATGAAAAGTGGCGTGTTGTTTCAGAGGGACCAAACTTGGAAGAAGCGATTGCGGTATTTCGTAAAATTCATAGGTATTCAGCAATTCTGTTTAAAGTAAAATATCTCAAATTCAGAGGGGAGAATGAAGCATGAGCGAATTAAAAGTAATTAATTTAGAAGGTCAACTTGTAACAGATAGTCGTGAGGTTGCAGAAATGATTGGCAAAGAGCACAAAGAATTAATGCGTTCTATACGTCAATATTCAGGTGTTTTAACCAGCGCAAAGTTGCGCTCGTTAGATTTCTTCATCCCAAGTTACTACAACGATGCAAAGAAAGAACAAAGACCATGCTTCTTGTTAACAAGAAAAGGTTGCGACATGGTAGCTAATAAAATGATTGGTGACAAAGGAATACTATTCACTGCTGCATATGTTACTCGTTTTGAAGAAATGGAAAATCAAATTAAACAACCAATTTCTAGCACCAAAGCACTTTTACAAGCTGCACTTGAACAAGAAGAACGTATTGGATTTGTAGAAGGACGAGTTGAATCACTTGAAAATAACATGCGGATTGATGGTGGACAAGAATATCGCATTAGTAAAAACGGTAAAAGTAAAGTTGTTGAATGTTTAGGTGGCATTGATACAAAAGCATATAAAGAAATCAGCAAAAGAGCATTCTCTCAATTTTGGAATGAATTTAAAAGATACTTCGAGATTCCTAGATATGGGGAACTACCAAAAGTACGTTTTGATGAAGCACTCCAATTTATAAACGAATGGTCACCTAATACAGCAATGCGTATGGAAGTTAAAGCTTTAAACGCTCAACAACACTTGCCATTAGGGAGTGAGCAACAATGAATCTAAATATTTACAAGGCAGAAGATCACTCAGTTGCACAAAAAGAAATTGATTGCATAATGGATTGTTCAATGATGCTGGAAGTGCATATTGAAAAAGGTAATTTTACTAAAGCACTTGATTTAACAAAGGATATGTACAAATCTATCTCCGTTTTGCAAAAACTGATTAAAGAAAAAGAATCTCACAAACAACTGAGTTCAATAGTTTCTAAACTTGCTAGTATCGGAGTTGATTCATCTATTGTTACTAAGTATTTGGACAATAAAAAAAGCTGAACGACTCGGCAAAGTCTTCAGCACATCTATAAATATTCAACCTCATTATCATACAGAAAACGAATTTAGTCAATCAACTATAGAGAAAGGTGAGAATTATGAGTGACGTTAAATGGATTAAATTGAGCACTAAAATGTTCGAAGACGAGAAAATAAAGCTCATCGAACAAATGCCCGAAGCTGATACATTACTTGTTATTTGGATTAAATTATTGTCTCAAGCAGGCAGAGCAAATGACCATGGATATATTTATTTAGCTGAAAATATTCCTTATACAGAAGAAATGTTATCGACGATTTTCAATAGACCATTAAATATTGTGAGAATGGCTCTAGGTGTATTTAGACAATTTGGCATGATAGAAATTGATGAAGCCAATTTTATAAGTATTTGCAATTGGGAAAAGCATCAAAATGTCGCTGGACTGGATAAAATACGCGAACAAAATCGCTTGCGAAAGCAAAAAGAACGTGAAAGAAAGAAATTAGAGTTACCTTCGCCAACTGGTCACGTGACAGTCACGCAAGGTCACGCAACAGAACAAGAAACAGAACTAGAACTAGAAGAAGAACTAGATAAAGATAAAGATTTAAACCAACAACAAACAAGTATAACTAATCCCAATAGTACTATCTCTACTATAGGTGAAGTTGTTGGTTATAAAGACGTAATTAATTTTGTAAATAACAATATCCAACCAGTCACTCCGTATATCGGTGAAACAATTGACTACTGGTTAAAAGATATGTCTAGTGATGTAGTTTTAGAAGCTTTGAAACTATCAATTGAATCAAATGCCCGTTCAAAAATTAAATATACAGAAGGAATACTAAAGAATTGGTCTGATCAGTTAGTAAAAACAATAGATGATGTTAAAAAACTGAATGCTAAACCATCTTCTAATAAACCATCTCTATTCCAACCTTCTGAAGAAGCTCTTAAAAGAGAAGAAGATGCTATTCGTGAATATGAAGCACGAATGAAGGTGAATGTATGAAGAAAGCAACGGATATGTGGTCAATGTTCGGAGGATTAAGGCAGGAGAGTTTATTTTTTAAAGTATACCCAGAGCTTACGGACAAAGTTACTAATGTAAGAATGGGGAAGGTTGAATGTCCTTCATGTAATCAGCTGAAAAAAGATGCTTGGGTGTATGAGAAAGATGGACAAGAACATTGGGAATCAGTTTGGCCCAAGTGCGGTGACTGTGAAAAGAATGTTGTTTCTACACACGTCACTCAACAAATGAAGCAAAAGCATGAAAAAGTTATAGAGAATGATTGGTATTTTCTAAGCGAGACGGATGCTGCAGGATTCAAGAATTTTGAAGAACACAACAAGTCAGCTTCAGTAGCTAAGTCAAAAGCAAAGGATTTTACGAAAAAACTTATTGATGGTGAACAAATGAACCTTCTTGTTATGGGAATACCAGGCACAGGCAAATCACATCTAAGTAAAGCTATAGCAAGAACATTAAAGCATGAAGGTAAAACAGTAGCATTCATTACTGCAGCACATCTTTTCACAAAAATAAAAGCAACTTTCAATAATCAACCTGCTAGAGATAGATTCAACGAACAATTTCAAAAGTTCGACTTAGTTGTGATTGATGATGTCGGTTTAGAAACGAAAAAGATTTCAGAAGTATCTTGGTCAACATCTGAATGGACGGATCTACTAAATATGCGTGAAGGTAAATCAACTGTTTGGACAACCAATTTTGATGAAATCGCATTAGGACAAGTCATTGGTAATCGAACAGTATCTCGAATGTATGAAAATACTATGTTTATTGATATTTTCACAGGCGAAGATTATCGGAAAACCAAAATGAGAAAGTAATAGGTTTGGAGGTAATAAGATGGCTAATTGGATACAAGGACAAGGATTTTACCTTGTCCAATCATCAAAGGACCAGAAGAAAACGGATTTAAAATTATTAGAAATCCGATTACAAGAAGCCGAATTGAAATTAGGCACTCGAAATGGCTAAACAAAAATGGATGTTACTCTATCGTTTAGAAAACTCGCAGCGTGTTTGGATTTATGAACCATTACAAAAGCATGAATTGAATGCTCGTATACGTAATGGTTGGAGCGAATGGAAAGGGAGATGAAAACCATGTGCCCAAATTGTGCAGGAAAAGAAACGGCGGAATTTATGAAAAAAGGTGATTTGGAAAATCATTTAATGCTCAATAAGTGTTGGGAATGTGATTGTGTGTTTATATCATTTGATTTTAAATCAGCAGAAGAATTGGAAATGGCGGTGAGCCATTAATGGGAACATACAATAATCTGTTTTTCATGTGTGAAAACTGTAACTCTCCAGTTGTAATTTCTGAGTCACTTGAAAAGTCGGTGTTGCAAAAATCGACTGCTATTCATTGCCAGTATTGTGATTATGCAAACTTAGATTTAGAAGCACTAAAAGAATATGCAAAACTAACTAGAGATTATGCAAGTAATTGATTAGGACACATTAGACACATTATGTGAAGTAGAAAAGGAGAATGAAAATGAAGAAACAAACACCTTCACACAGAAATGATTTATCTTTAGGCGAATCAAAACGAACAGATAGACCAATCCGTTTTATCGCAAAGAAAAACATTTATTGGGACGATTGGGGACATATGAGACTTGTGTTTAGTAATGGTAAGGGGTATTCAGGGATTTTGCATTCAGATGGGAAAATAACAGCAGAAAGCCCTTATTATGGAGTGTCAGATTATGTAGATGAATCAGAAATTGAAATATTAAATTAATGCAAAATACGACCAAAAAGTGTCTTACGAAAGGAGATAAAAACAATGAGAGTACTAGATATGTCAAAAGTATGTGCTAGTATCACTAAACATTGTAGTGTGTGTAATAAATTATTCATACTTGCTCCTCAACATATGTACAAGACATATGACAACAGAAGCAACGTTCAATATCAATGTAGCTATTCTCATTACAGAGAATCTGGAGGAGATAAGGGTGTTTATGGTCAACAGCAGCCGCGAAAGTCGAGGAAGAACAAATGAACTACCATCTCTTCGAACATGAAAAAATCAAAGTAAATATGGTATTTGAACAACATGAAATAAAGAATTTCATCTTTCTTTGGAAAGAAGGCTACGACATTTTTACAATTTCAGAAAAAATGAAAAGAGGAACTATGGATATAGCGCTTTTAATTGTTGATCGTGCTGAAATAGGGGAAATTAAAAAAAGATCCAGAGGAATGTTTTAAACAAGAATTATGAGTGAGGTGAAAATATGAATTTAGTACAGCCAATCAGAGACAAAGAAGTTCTAAAGGAAATGAGAAATTATTTCAAAGAGCAAAATGAACGGAATTATGTAATGTTTCTGTTAGGCATCCATACAGGTTTACGTATATCAGATATTCTCGCCCTTAAAGTAAAAGATGTACAAGGGTGGGAAATCTTTATAAAAGAAAAGAAAACCAAAAAGACTAGAGAAATTAAAATGACATCTGAATTAAAAAGGGCAGTAAGATCTCACATTCAAGGAAAGCCCAGACATGAATATTTAATAAAGTCCAGAGAAGGAAAGAACAAACCTATTTCTCGTAGTATGGCTTACAAAATATTAAACCAAGCTGCAGAAGAATTTGGACTAGAAAGAATTGGTACTCATTCCCTTAGAAAAACATATGGGTATCATCATTACAAAAAATTTAATGACATAGTTACACTCCAAGAGGCGCTAAATCATGATGAAATGAACGTTACCAAACGTTATATAGGCATAAAACAGGATGAATTAAACAAACAACAAACCAAAATAGATTGGTAGAAACCTATTTTTATTTACAAAATAAGTTATCTACAAAAAGTCGTTGTGTAATTAGGAAAATTATATTATTGAAAAGCCTTATAGAACACGCTACAAAGTCGTGGAGTTGTATTCCACACAATATAGGTTGTAGCCAACTCAAAGGGTTAAAAATTGGAAATTAAGAGGTTTTATAAGGGTTTTATACGAGAAGGAGTGAAAAAATGATTAAACTAGGAGAATTAGAACCAGGTACACTATTCAAAAAAAATGGTACTTACGCAATCAAAAGTGAATATCGAAATACCAAAGGGACTTGTGAATCTTACATCATAGGTACTGGCGAGATGTTTTGGGGTGGCACTGGAAATCCAAATGCTTTAAAAGTAGAGCCGATTAATTTTGAAGGGCTTATCGAACAAGTCGAGAAAATTGAAATTTTAGAGAAGGAGAAAGAAACTTTTAGACGTATGATTACGGAAGATTTAAAACCTGTAAACGTGTTATTAGAGAAAGAAAACCAAAAGCTTCGTGAAGAAATTCAACAATATAAAAGCAAGTACGAAAACACAGGTTCGATGTTTGGTAGACAAGCCCAACGAACTTTGATTGATGAGAATAAAAAGTTGAGGGAAGCTTTGGAAGAAATATCAAAGTATGACCATGATCCTTACGCTCGAAGGTTTGCGTTATTCGCACAAAGAGCATTGGAGGACAACCAATGATTCCAATCATCTACTTCGTAGCAGTCATCAAAGACGGCACAATGTACTGGCAAGATGAACGTCTATATCGTACAGAAGAAGGGGCTAGGAAACGTAAAGAGAAGTTACTAGCCCAACATCCGAAACATTTAACTGTCTTGTATGCAGATGAATTTAAACAGGCAATTGGAGGTTAAACAATGAATCTTAATAAATTATTTGAAACACAAAGAATACTAGATATACGTATTGAAAAGGAACATCCAAGAGGTGAGGGTGAATATCGTTTATCGAAAAAGATTTTGTCTTTACTGGTAGAACTTGCTGAATGTGCAAATGAATGGCGAGGGTTTAAGTTTTGGAGTACTAACCAAAATCCAAACACTGCAAAACCTGTGACAACTTTTTATGGGTCTAGGAACGGAGAAACAACAAATCCACTATTAGAAGAATATGTTGACTGCTTACATTTCATATTGTCGATTGGATTGGAACTAGAATTCGAATACATTGTAGAATGCATAAGAATCCCACAAGAAAACACAACAGATGCGTTCTTAGATTTATTTGAAGCAATTAGCATTTTGGATATGGATAGAACTCCTTTCGATTATGATTTAGTTTTTGATAGATTCATAGTACTAGGAGAAATGCTAGGCTTCACATGGGAACAAATCGAACAAGCCTATTACGACAAAAATGCAATCAATCACACCAGACAAGATACAGGTTATTAATATGAGTCGAGAAGATAGAGAATTTCTAATCGTAACGTTGACCGAACTATCCAGAAATAAAACGGAATCCTATTTCCGCAATCTGACTGATAAGGAGTTAGAAAAGGAATACGACAGAATGATGGAGAGGTGATAACATGGCAGCAATAAAACTTAGATCAGGCACAATAAAACACATTGAAGCCGAAATATATGATTATCACGACACATTGAAACGAATCAAAGAAAGACGTGAGGAATTGATGTCTAATCCACCAAGAGAAGAAGGCATGCCATCAAGTCCAACACTTCCATCATCAACTGTGGAAAGATACGCTACTCGATTAACTATGGATAGACAGTTACAAGAATTAGAACGAGTGGCTTTAGCAGTCGAGCATGTATATAACTTGTGTGATGATGGGAGAAAGAAATTAATCCGCTTGAAGTATTGGACAAAGCCACAACTGAAGTCATGGGAAGGTATTGCATTAGATTTACACATAAGTAAACGTCAAGCATACCGTTGGCGAGATGAAGTTGTACAAGCTGTTGGTGAGCAATTGGGTTGGAGATAGATCGTAGACACAAATTGCGAAGGAGTGACCACGTTGTATTGTGATATTTGTGGAGAACAAATAGATATATTTTACCCAATTACTATATGCGATTGTAATAGAAAGGAAACGTTAAAAGAATAGAAGTATTAATGTTGCAGTACCACCATAAAACGAAACATGTCACTTTCATGTCACTTTTGGCATATAAAACCATGATATATTGATATTGTAAGAGAAATAACAAGAAATACTAATTCTGCTACAGTAATTCTTGTGAAAGAAAAAGAAACAGGATCTTCATAAAATTGTTAGTCTTCCACGCTAAAAAAGCACTTAGGTATTATACCTAGGTGCTTTTTCTATTGTGAATCAGTGGCGGAATAGGTAGACGCTTCGGGAAAGGCTTTCCGCAATGAGGGACCGAGGAGCTATGTGAGGTGCAAATCCTCACCTGATTCTTATTAATAAAAATACATAAAAGGTGGTGAGTCATTCTTGAATACTGATAAGTCAAATCGAGAAAGGGAATGGTGATCCATTATCTGTGAGCTATCACTTGAATAGCAAATATGATTAGGGAGGGATGGAGTATTAATTTGCCAGATGGAATGAGTGTAGATCTTGCTATAAATAAACGAACAGGAAAATTGGTTTATCAGATAAGTTACACCGAAGAATATATGACAAGAACAATGTTGTCTATTCTCGACGAACGAATTGCAAGAGCTGAGATAGCCTTAAAGATATGTAAACATACAAAGCGAAAGCACCAACTAACAAAGTTGTATGTAAGACTTATCGAGATTCGAAACGAACAACAAAATAAATTAAATGATTTGGTGATTAATCATGTTACAGCATACGGAGATAGCCAAGAAGTTCTATAAGAGCAAAGCATGGCGATTGTGTAGAGAGTCTTACATTCCAACTGTATACGGATTGTGCGAACACTGTGAAGAACCTGGTTACATTCTCGATCACATCGAAGAGATAAACATCAACAACATTATTGATCCTAACATTACACTGAATCATGATAACCTTCAGTTCCTTTGCACATCTTGTCACAACAAGAAAACATTTGGAAGTACAGAAGTCACTCGTGATGATGTGATGTTCGATTCAAACGGAAATTTAATTCCAAAGAAATAAATATTTATTATTTTCTAATCCCCCCCTTCAAAAAAATAAAAAATAAATTCAAAAGGACCGGAGGAGGAGCTTCAGAGAACGCACAGGCGGTTTTCAAAAGTACCCCCCACCCAAAAACTCGACGGTTTTCAGAAAAAAGGTGGTGTTTTTATTGGTAACTAAAAAGACTCTTCCAGAAGTAAGAGATATTAACAAAGAGATCAAAAGACTTACAGGAATTATCGAAGAGTTAGATGAGAATAAAAAGGCATTGGCAATTGGGCCAATTAGAGACTTAGCTTTCATGCGAGTTACAATGGAAAAATTAAAAGATAATGTTAATCGTGAAGATATTATTGTGGAAATGGATCAAGGTGGTTATTCAATTGAAGTGATTAACAGATCTTTGAAACAATATAACGATATGATTCCTAAATATAATTCAACGAAACAATTATTAATTAACTTATTCCCAAAAGAAGTTGTCAACTTAATGGATGATGGGTTCGAGACCTATGTGAATAGTCGTGATTAAATATCCATTAGCATATAACCCCATTTTAGAATATTGGAATGAAATCGAAAGTGGCAAGGTTACTGTTTCGTTAAAAGTGAAATCAACATACAAAGAGCTTGTAAGAATCATCTATGATAAAGATTCTATTTGGGAATACAATCCTAAACGCGGTAATCACGCACTGGAATTTGTTGAAAACTTTTGCAAACATTCTAAAGGTAAAATGGGTGGACAATCTTTTATATTAGAACTTTGGCAAAAAGCAATGACTGCCGCCTTGTTTGGATTTGTTCATAAAATAGATGGTACTAGAAAGCATAAAGAGTTCATTTTGATTGTAGCTCGTAAAAACGGGAAATCTGCATGGGGTTCTGCTGTTGCTTTATATATGTTAATGGCCGATGGAGAAAAAGGGCCAGAAGTAGTTTCAGCTGCAACAAAAAAAGACCAAGCAAAAATCATTTGGCTAGAAGCTAAAAAGATGGTTAAGAAATCTCCAGCATTAAACAAACGAGTTCGTTCTTTAGTTGCTGAATTAATTACAGATTTTAATGACGGATCATTTAGACCATTATCAAGTGATAGTAATACCCTTGATGGTTTAAACCCTCATTGTTCTTTAATTGATGAATTACATGCCATCTTAGATGTAAACTTATATAACGTTATCATTGATGGTATGAGTGCAAGGGAACAACCTATATCCATTATTACAACTACTGCTGGTACTATTCGTGAAGGTATCTTCGATATTAAATATGAAGAAGCTGAAAAAATTATTAACGGCTACAGTGATCCTGAAGGTTATCATGATGATAGAGTTCTAGCATTAATTTATGAATTGGACAAGCGAGAAGAATGGACAGAAGAGGATTGTTGGCAAAAGGCTAATCCAGGACTAGGGACCATTAAAAACCATGATGAATTAAAACGTAAAGTTGAAAAAGCTAAAGAAAATCCTTTGTTGGTAAAGAACTTACTGACAAAGGATTTTAATATACGGGAAACTTCTTCTGAAGCGTGGCTGACATTTGAACAAATTAATAATCAAGAAACATTTGATATTAAAGAGTTAAAACCACGTTATGCAATTGGTGGTGCAGATTTATCAAGTACTGTAGATTTAACTGCAGCATGTGCAATGTTCCAAGTTCCTGGAGATAGCACAGTTTATGTTAAACACATGTATTGGCTTCCAGAAGACTTATTGGAATTAAGAACAACAGAAGACAAAATACCTTATAACATTTGGAGAGATATGGGGTTACTCAGAACCACTCCAGGAAATACGGTACATCACAAATTTGTAACTGAATGGTTCCAAGAATTACAAACAGAGTATGACGTATATATATCTTGGGTTGGTTATGATGGTTGGTCTGCTAAGTATTGGGTAGAAGATATGCAAAATAATTTTGGACAAGAATCAATGATTCCTGTTATTCAAGGCAAAAAGACTTTATCAGCACCAATGAAAACACTAGGTGCAGATCTTGAAGCCAAAAAGATAAATTATGAAAACAATCCGATAACAAAGTGGTGCTTAACTAATACATCAGTTGAAATCGATAAAAATAACAACATCCAACCTCACAAAGGAAGAAATCAAAGAAGACGTATAGATGGTACAGCCGCTATGTTAAATGCTTACGTTATTTTCAATGACAAATACAGTGATTATGAAAATATGATTTAAAGGAGGTGAGACATATTGGGATTGTTTGAGAAGATATTTCCAAAAAAGGCAGAAGAAAAAAAGATAGAGGGTTATTTTAAAACACTTAGTGCATATTCACCAGCGTTTACTACTTACGCAGGCGGCATTTACGAAATGGAACTAACTAGAGCGGCCATTCACAGCTTTGCGAATTCTTGCAGTAAATTAAAACCAGAAATAAAAGGTACTGCTTATAAAAATTTAGAGAAAACCTTGCAATTTAAGCCAAATGAATATATGGATACTTCAAAATTTATTTATCGGCTAGCTACTATACTTAGTGTCAATACAACATCCTTTATTATACCTCTGTATGCAGATGATTATGAAACAATTATCGGATATTACCCAATACTTCCGCAAAGTACAGAAGTAGTAGAAGCCCAAGGTGAGCCTTGGTTACGATACACGTTCGCAAATGGAAATAAAGCTGCTATTGAATTAAGTCGAGTTGGGATATTAACACAATATCAGTACAAAGATGATTTCTTTGGAGATGGTAATGAGGCATTAATGCCAACTTTGAATCTATTAGACATTCAAAAACAAGGTATTGAAGAAGGTATAAAACAATCTGCTATGATTCGATTTATGGCTAAGCTTGGTACTAATACAAGGTCTGAAGATATTAAAAAAGAAAGAGATCGCTTTTCAGCAGATAATCTTAGTGCAGATAATTCTTCAGGATTAATGATGTTTGACACTAAATATTCAGAAGTAAAGCAAATAGACAGTAAACCGTTCATTGTTGACGCTGAACAAATGAAGTTAATACAAAACAATGTCTTTAATTATTTTGGAACAAATGAAAAAATACTTCAAAACAGTTATAACGAGGACGAATGGAATGCTTTTTATGAAGGTAAGATAGAACCTTTCGCTATACAGTTAAGCTTGGTAATGTCTAATATGACGTTTACGAAAAATGAATTAGCTTACGGTAATCAAATTTTTTTCACTGCAAATCGCATGCAATATGCCTCTAATACAACCAAATTACAAGTGTCTACACAACTATTTGACCGAGGTATGATTAACAGAAACGGTGTAATGGATATTTGGAATATGGCCCATGTTGAAGGTGGCGATAAATATTATATTCGTAGAGAATACACAGAAGTAGATAAACTACACGATGAAGGGGGCGATAACATTGCCGTTAGTGAAAAACAGGGAATATCGGAATCTAGCGATATTGCAACCACAGGAACAACAGAAACGGATATCTAGTGAACATTACGTAGAGGGATATGCATGTGTTTTTAACAAACCATATGAACTTTATGAAATGGATGGCATTAAATTCTATGAGGTCATTGATCGCCACGCATTAGTTGGTGCTGATGTAAGTGACGTCATTTTACAATATGATCATGAAGGAAAAGTATTGGCAAGAAATTCGAATAACACTTTATTAGTTGAGACCGATGATTACGGTCTTTTTGTTTGCGCTGATTTAGGTAAGTCGTCCTCTAGTAAAGAACTGTATGAAGAAATCAGCAGTGGTTTAGTTACTCGAATGTCATGGGCTTTCACTGTGGCTGAAGAGGAATATAACCGAGAAACACGTACTAGAACCATTAAGAAGGTCAAAAAACTATATGATGTATCAGCGGTAAGCATCCCAGCGAACCAAGATACTGAAATATCCGCTCGTTCCTACTTTGACGGAGTGATTGAAGTAGAGAAACGGGAGTCGTTAGAGCGGCGCAAGATGAAATTAAAACTAAAACTAAAACTGGAGGAATTATAAAATGACTAGATTAAAAGAGATTGAAAAACGTATGGCAGCTATTTCTGTGGAGTTAGAAAATGACGGGGCAGACTTAGAGGCTCTTGATACTGAAATTACAGAATTAAAAGAGGAACGTCAGGCAATTAACGCTAAAATTGAAAAACGTAAAACCTTAATCAGTACTGTAGCTTCAATGGAATTAACACCAACCAAAACATTTGATTTAGAGGAGCGTAAAAAAATGGATAAAGAACTTAATGAAGGCTCAGTGGAATATCGTAACGCTTTTCTAAAAAAATTATTAAATGAAGAATTAACTGAATTAGAAAAAAGAGCATTTATCCACACAACTGAAAATACAGGGGAAGTAATTCCTACTGAATTACAAAACAAAATATATTCAACCATGGAAGAAGCTCATCCATTATTGAAAGACGTTCAAGTGTTACGTACAGGTACTGTTATTTCAATCGTTAAACATACAGCTATTGTTGCTGGTGACGCTGCACAGGTAGCAGAAGGTGTTGCAAATGCAGATGAAGAAAACACATTTGTTAACGTAACTCTATCTGGTAAAGATTTCTCTAAACATGTCGACTTTTCATATCGTCTAGGTAAAATGTCAATTCCTGCATTTGAACAATATCTAGTAAAAGAAATTTCTGATCGAATTGGCGCAGCTATGACTCGTGATATCGTGGCACAAATTAAAGTTGATTTAGCGACAACAAACAAAATTAATGCAGTTACTCCTGGAACTTTGTCTATAAAAGATTTCTTCAGCGGTCTTGGTTTATTAAAAAAAGCTGGACGAGTAAATGTTTATGCGAACAATGCAACTTTTTATGGAAGTATCGCAAATATGACAGATGCGGATACAAAACTTTCGTTCATTCCTAATTACCAAGAAGCAATTTCTGGACAAATCTTAGGAAAAGGAATTAAAGAAGAGGATGCTTTAGCAGAAGGTGAAGTATTAATTCTTGATCCGTCTCAATTCGTTTACAACGTAGTTCAAGACATTATGCTAGAGCGTGATAAAAACATCAAAACGCATGTTCATACTATCGCTGGTTTCGCTATCGCAGAAGGTACCTTAACTAACGACAAAGCCGGAGCACTTATCACTGTTGGTGTAGCAACTCCATAATGAAAGGGGATGTTTAAATGGGTAAATTTAATATTCTGAAACGGTTTAGAGATCGTGAAGGAAAAGAACTTAAAGGGCTTACTTCTAAACAGGTGTTAGCTTTAAAAGTATATGAAGCTGGGAAAGTTTATGAATCCGATAATAAAGAGTGGACTGAATATCTTGTTAAAGAAGGTTTTCTCAAAAGTACGGGAACGAAAACAACCACCGTAAAGAAAGAAGAAAAAGCTAAACGGCAGCCTAGCAAGAAAGAAAGTGAATAATTATGCCTTTACTTGATGATGTAAAAAAAGCTTTACGAGTTTCTTCCACAACTTATGATGATGAAGTGAATGATCTAATAGATGCTGGCAAGTCTGATTTAAGACTTGCTGGTATTTATTTTAAAGACCAAACAGATACAATAACTATAGATCCACTTATAAAACGTGCATTAATTACGTATTGCAAAGCTAACTTTGGTTATGAAAATATGGATGCAGATAGGTTTAGAGATTCCTATGTAATGCTAAAACAACATTTGAGTTTGGCGGGTGATTATCGTGAGCCGATGGTCTGAAGTTATTAATTTAGTATCCATTGGAAAGGGAGAAGATGAAGATGGTTTCCCAGCAAATATAGAAATTGTTGGTGGGGATGTTTTCGCAAATGAGCTTCCAGTTAATTCGAGTGAATTCTATCAAGCTTCACAAGCAGGGTATCTAATTGCAGTAACTTTTAAAATTCGGTCTGTTGATTACCAAGGGGAAGAATCGTTAATTTTTGAGAAAGAGCCTTATCGAATTGTTAGAACATATAAAAAAGGTGAATTTATTGAGTTGTCGTGTGAGAAGAGAGCTGTTGAACATGGCTAATATAACCTTTGAAGGGTTAGCAGATTTACAACGCCAACTAGCTAACCTTTCCAACAGAACAAGCGTAGAAAAGAAAGCACTAGAAGCAGCAGGAGAACATTTACAGAATGCTATTATTGATTCTGTTCCAGTTAAAACAGGAGCATTAAAAGAGTCAATAACCAAGAGTGATGCGATGGGGGGGGAAGTTTTTGTAGGTCCTTCACAACAAGGTCCTGCTTTCCGTGCTCACTTTGTAGAATTTGGCACATCTAAGATGCCAGCACAACCTTTCATGCGTCCTGCATTTGAACGTGAAAAAGCAACTCTTGAACGTATTATGGCAGATGAAATCAGAAGGGGGCTAAACCTATGAGTTTAAATAGTTTAATACTTTCCACACTAGCCCCTATTACTGATCCTGTTAAATTTAGGGTATACACAGGTACTTCTACGACTTATGTTACTTTCTTCGAAGTAATAGACGTACCAAAATTACATGCAGATGATGAATTAAAGAAAACAGAGACAACAATACAAGTTGATGTGTGGTCTAAAGGGAACTTTATTCCGTTAGTTAAACAAGTTAAACAGTTAATGAAGGATGCAGGGTTTTCATATTCAAGTGGTCGTGATTTTTACGAGACAGATACGAAGTTCTATCATTATGCTTTAACTTATAAATATCCAGTGAGCATCTCATAAGAGGTGTTTTTATTTTGCAAATTAAAAGGAGGCCAACTAAATGGCATATGTAGGATTAAAGAAATTACACGTTGCAGTATTGACGGCAGAGGAAACAAATACCTATGCAGTACCAAGTCAGTTATCTCCAGCAGTTTCTGCTAACGTTACACCAAACTTTACAACAACTCCATTATATGGTGATGATCGCATGGTTTACGTTGAAGAAGCCCTTGGTGATATCGATGTAGAAATTGCAGTTACAGATTTAACGGATGAAGATTATGCATTATTAATGGGTGTTACTCCTCATACAGATGGCGTTATTGAGGATTCTGTGGACGATGAAGCACCATATGTAGCAATAGGTTGGGAAATGCCTAAACCAGAAGGTGGAGTAGCATTACGTTGGTATTACAAAGGGAAATTTTCAAAAGGTGCAGACGGAGCTACAACTAAAGGTGAAAACACTGAATTCCAAACACCAACGATTTCAGCTAAATTTATGGCACGCGAGGACGGCAAATGGAGAGCACGGGTAGATTTTGCAAGTGCAGCTACAATTGATGCATCTGTCCGTGATTCATGGTTTACAAAAGTATATGCTCCAACTCCAGTACCAACACCATAAGTCAAAACTATTAAGAGTCGAGTAATTCGGCTCTTTTTTAATTATTAGGAGGAATCAATTTGAATATCACATTAGTGAAAGACGGAGAGAAAAAAACATATTCACAGTTTTTCGTATCGGCTAGGTTTATGCGAAAAGCATTGGAATTACGGAAAGAGATGAACCTTAATAACTTGTCTTTGGAAGATGTAGATACAGCTATCAATTTTACGATAGAAGTTTTTGACAAGCAATTTACTTTCGATGAGGTATACGACGGTATTGAATACGATAATTTGATACCAATTATTTTTGATGGAGTATTTATGAACATACTTCAAGGTCGTAAGCAAGAAGTCGTGGGGGAAGAGGGAAACGAAAAAAAGGAAGTTTAACTTGGGAAGATGTTTATCAATCGGTTAAAGATTATTACAGATATTTAATTGATATAAAAGGATATAAGTTATTTGAAATTGATGATATGGATATTCGTTTTTTTCAAGAGTTATATGAAGAACATGAAGAATCAAATGTAATTGCATATGCAGATGATGTTCCATGGTTATAGATTGTGAGGTGAAATAATTGGCAGATGATGTAGGTAATTTGAGGGTTGGTCTCTCACTTGATTCAGCTACTTTCGATCAATCTTTAAAAAGTGTAGATAGAAATTTAAAAGCACTTGGTGGAGAAATGGCAATCATTCGTGCGAGAGGTACCGAATGGGGAAATTCAATTGATGGATTACGCACTAAACAAAATACTCTATCAACTATGCTTGAATCACAGGATGTAAAAGTACGAAAATTAAACAAATCTTATCAACGTGCAGTACAAGAACAAGGAGCTAACTCGCAAGCAGCTGAAAACTTAGCAGTTAAACTAAATCGTGCTACTGCTGAAATGACCAGAACTGAAACAGAGCTAGGACAAGTCACGTCTGAATTGAATAGGCAACAAGCTGAATTGGCACAAAGCGAAAATGCTTGGAATCAATTAAGTGCTTCCGCAGCTACTGCAGGTACTGCCCTATCCAACGCAGGAGCCAAAATGAAGGATGTTGGTCGAACATTAACTACCTCAGTCACACTTCCTGTATTAGCAGTTGGGGCAGCTTCTGTTAAAACCGCTATGGAATTTGAAGCGCAAATGGATAGGGTTGGAGCTATTGCTGGTGCTACCTCTGAAGAAATGGAAAGTTTATCTGAAACAGCTTTAGAACTAGGTGCTAATACTTCTAAATCAGCGAGTGAAGTTGCTAAAGGTATGGAAGAAATGGCTGCTATGGGATTCACCGCAAATGAGGTTATTGGAGCAATGCCCGGTGTTATTGCCGCAGCTGAAGCATCTGGTTCAGATATGGCACAAACTGCTGAAGTTATGGCTTCCACACTTAATATTTTCAGTCTTAAAGCAGAAGATGCTAGTAAAGTTGCAGATGTATTAGCAACTACTGCAAATATTTCCGCAGCTAGTTTAACGGATATGCAATATGCCCTTAAATATGCTGGTCCTCCAGCGGCAGCATTAGGAGTAAGCTTAGAAGAATTATCTGCAGGTATTGGTATTATGACGAATGCTGGTATGAAGGGTGAACAAGCCGGAACCACATTACGTGGGGCTTTACTAGGCTTATTAGATCCATCCGAAGAAAACTCTAAACGAATGGAAAAAATGGGAATCGCCATCACGGACAACAACGGAAACTTTGTAGGTCTTTCAAAATTAATTAGAGGTTTATCAGTAGCTTTAGAAGATCAAACAGATACACAAAAGGCTGCAACCATATCAGCATTAGTTGGTAAAGAAGCAGTATCAGGTATGTTATCGCTTATGAAAGCCGGTCCAGATACTATTGATAAGATGACTAAATCACTTGAAGAAAGTGGTGGAGCTTCTGCAATAGCAGCCGCTAAAATGAAAGACAATTTAAAAGGTGCGTTAGATGAGTTGGGTGGTTCTCTTGAAACCGCAGCTATTTCTATTGGTACTGCACTTACTCCAACTATTAGAGAAGCAAGTGAAAAAATTGGAGAGCTAGTGGATGATTTTCAAGAATTAAGTCCAGAAACCCAAAACACTATTATTAAAATGGCTGGACTAGCAGCCGCAATTGGTCCTGTTGTTTTAGCTGGTGGTTTTCTCGCATCAAGTTTAGGATCTATTTTAAAAATAGCATCTCCATTAATTTCAGTTGTTGGAAGTGCTGGTCTAGCAGGTTCTTTTGCTGCATTAGCTAATCCAATTGGTTTAACTGTTGCAGGAATTGGACTGTTAACAACAACAGTTGGTGCAGGATTATTGGCGTACAAAGAAGCTAATGAAGTTAATATTGAAGTATTAGAATCTAAACAAAAAGAGATTGCCAAAAATGATGAACTAATAGATAGTTTTGACTCCCTTCAGTCTAAAAATAGATTGACCAATGAACAGATGCTTAGATACTTAGATATTCAAGCAGAATTAGAAGCTACTACTGCGCCAGAAAAAGTAGCAGCGTTAAAAGATGAGCAAGGAAAACTGTTAGAAAAAAGCACTTTAACAAATGATCAAATGGATGAATTTTTAGGATTGAATCAAAAGGTAATAGATACTGCGCCTTCTACTGTGAAAGCTATTAGTACACAGGGAGAAGCCTATGCTCTTAACACAGGAGCACTAAAGGAACTTAATGCAGAGAAAGCTAAAGAGTTGCAAAACTCTGCATACGAAACATTGACAAAAGCCATAGAGAAAGAAAATGGTTTGTTAAAGGAACAAAAAGGGTTATTAGAAGAAATCAATCAGAAAAACATATTACAACAAGAAAATACTAATAAAGTCAGTTCTTTAAGGCAAGAAATTATAGGTCATGAACGAACTATTCTTGAATTAGAGAATCAGAAAAATGGAGCATCGGCTCAAGAAATTATACAACTCGATACGAAAATAACTAGAGAAAAAGATGTTCTATTGCAAAAAAATGAACAGAAGAAACGTGCTGAAGAAATGATAATTACCTATGGTAATCAAATCGATAAACGTGATGAAATGTTAGGAAAGAACCGCCAAGAATTAGCTCAACTTGAAGAAGCTAAATTCAAATATGAGGAAATAATACTTGCTCAAGTAGGTATTACAGCTGAAAAAGGTAGAGGTGGAGTACAACTTAGCGCGGAACTTGAAAAGCTAGAACTGCAAAAAACAAAACTTAGTGAATTGTTAGCGGCAGGTAAAATAGGTACTGCTGAATATCAAGAACAAAACTCGAAAATTGATTCACAGATAGGAAAACTACAGTCTGCGAAAAGTGAATTACAGCTAATAAATGATGTAGCTGGTAAGACGGTTTTCAAAGATGTAAAAATTTCAGAAACCCCAAAAAATTTCTGGGATACATTAGATGAAAATTTAAGGCGACCAATTACAAAAACTGTTAGTATCCGTTACAACAATATGAATGGTCCACAAGAGGTCGGATATGCTACAGGTACACGAAATGCACCAGGTGGAATGGCGTGGGTAGGCGAAGAAGGTCCAGAACTTATGTATGTACCTAAAGCTTCAAAAATCATTCCAAACAATGATTCTATGGCTTTGTTGAATAAGTGGAATATACCAACTGAAACTTCTATTAAAGGTAATACAAGCAACACAAAATCATATCAAGCATCAGTGGTTAACAATTTTTATTCACCTGTGAATTCGCCATCCGAAAATGCCCGTAAAATCACACAAGCACAACGACAAATGGCAATGGAATGGGGGTTAAGTTAATGCGTACCGTAATTAAATATACAAATTCCCGTGGGGAATCAGTCACATTTAACAAATTTGATTCCCCCTTCCATGCGAACAAAGTTACTGGTCTAGGTGAAGTTGAAGTTGATAATCAAACGCAAAAGGCTCCTTATCAGGACGGTTCTTCTTATACAGATTCACTACTTGACGAAAGACTAATTAGCTTTGAAATCACAATTTTAGGGGAAAATGATACTGATATCTCTAATAAACGTTCACAGTTAGCAAGAGTTTTGAATCCTAAATTAGGTGAAGGTCTATTAGAAGTTACTTACGGAACTGTGGTACGTGTTATTAATGCTATTGCGGAACATATACCAAATTATCCGTCCGGTAATGAAAATAGAGGGACAAGATACCAAACGGGGTTAGTTGATTTGATTTGCACCAATCCATATTGGCGCTCTACATCGATTGTCGAAGAACCAGCATTTGAACCCCTGTTTCAATTTCCTTTTGAAGGTGAATTTGAATTGGGGATGCAACGGGATAGAAGAACTATTGTTAATGATGGCGATTCACCGGCACCATTGTTTGTAGAGTTCTTTGGTCCAGCATTGAATCCAAAAATTATTAATAATACTACAGGTGAATATATAAAAATTAATCAGCAACTAAATGAAAATGAGCGAATGTTAATCGATACAACAGACGGTAAAAAGTCTGTTGTTTTTATGGATTCAACTGGAGTTAAAAGAAATGTTTTCAATTGGATTGACCTAAATAGTACTTTTTTTAAATTGGAAATAGGTGAAAACGACATTGAATATACAGCGGATAGCGACATTCAAGGCGCAGTTGTGAATATAAGTTATAGCAAGCTTTATACAGCAGTATAGAAAGGAAGTGAGTTTGTGGCTCAAAAGAGTTGGTTTTTTAATAGCGCACCCGGTGACCCAAGAATTTATCAAGCATCTGATTTTGCTCAGTATTTTGGTAAAGTACTATCTACCGGACTGTTGCACATCGATGAAGTACCTGGGTTACAAGTTAAAGCAGATGGTACAGATTTAAGAACATATGTTGAACCAGGTGGAGCAATTATGGAAGGGTATGCTTATGAAAATACCGATAATGAATATCTAGCTCATAGCTTACCAGAAGTAAGTCTAGATCGCATCGATAGAATTGTACTTCGATTAGATGAGAAAAATGCAAATCGCTATATTAGGTTATTTGTGGTTGAAGGAGAGCCGTCCACAGAACCAGTTGCACCTACTTTACAAAGAGATAACTTAGTATGGGAATTATCACTAGCTCAAGTAAGAATAAGAGCAAATACATCCACAATTAATCCGTCTGATGTATTTGATGAACGTCTTGATAGAACTGTTTGTGGACTTGTATTCTCACTCATTAGCAAGCCTGCTATGGCAGATATACAAACAGGCGGTTATGCAGTTACTGCAACTGTGGAAGGGCAAACAGACTTTGAAATACCTCTTCAGTCGTTCGATAAGGTAGGCGATGGATTAACAGTATTTGTCGAAGGGGAAAAGGCAGCATATAGTTCTTATGAAGTCCTTTATCCTAGAACGGTACGATTTTCTATAGGAGTACCTATTGGAACACTAGTAGAGTTCGAAATTATTAGGGGAGTACTAACGCTTGAGGATGGATATGTAGTAACTGCAGGAGAAGTTGGAATCATCGATGCAGGTGGTTATTATGAGAGTGAGAATGTAGAAGGTGCTTTGCAGAAAATTGGACAATCTTTATTTTCGCCAAAACCTAAAATATATGGAATTAGTATCGATTTAGATAATCAGGACCCACTTACAGGTGTCCAACGTATAAATGATTCAACAACTTTCCTATCTCAAGCAGAATTTGAAAATGTTTACCCTTTCAATCAAATTAGACCTTGTGTACTTAAAAATGGAATCGTTCAATATTACTTAAATCCAAATGATTGGACGAAAAAAATAGATGGAACCCCATCAAATATCACTGATTTTGCGCCTGGTGATGTAATGATTGAGATTCCAAAAGTGTATTGGTCTATAACGCGTGACAGCAACTCCATAAAAGTTAGAATATCCAAAGAAAAAATAGACGAATCATTTGTAGCTCTTGCTCACTCCATCGGGAATAGTGAATTAAACTTTTTGTATATCTCTAGTTATGTAGCTACTTTAGATAGTGATAATAAATTACGATCTATTTCCGGTAAGTCAGCCTACCAAAATGCCTCTTTATTGAATTATAGAACATATGCTAGAAATAACGGAAATGGATACAATGCAATAAGTTATTATCAAGTACTGCTTATACAAGTTCTATATTTGATCCGTTTTGCAAATCGTGATTCTAAAAATACAATTGGAAGCACAACGTTTAATCAGACGAGTGGTTCGAGGGATAGTGCTGGAATGAATGTATTATCCCCATCTACAGGAATAATGAAGTTTTTAGGTTTAGAACAATTTTTAAATAACCATTTAATGAAAGTAGAAGGTGCAATTTCTGTAAGTGGGAAATTTCGAGTGACAAATGATCCAACAAAGTATTCTGATGTAGGTGAAGAGTATGAAATTTTAAATGGAAACATCTCAACGATTCAAGGATTTATTAAAGATGTACTAGGTAATAACAAAGGTGCTTTTTTAACGGTTGATAACGTCGGTTCCTCTAGTACTTACTATACGGACCAAGCGTATATGACTGGAAGTGGATCCTATCATTTTGGATTTGGAACAAGTGCAGGGATGTTTTCAGCAAGAATATTGAGTGCTGGTGCTGTTTCTTCTCCATCCACCTATTCAAGGCTGATTTATTTAGGAAATGGGGTGTAAGATTATGAGAGTAAGAGGAACTCAACCAAATGTGACGCCTATCGAAGTTGGTAAAACTACTGTTTTTATTCGAACGAATATAACTCGAGTGGAAACAGAGGAGTTTTCTGGTTGGGAATATGATGAAGAACAGGTTCCAGTTACTGATTTTATTGCTAGATTACAAAATGAAAAAGACGTTTTACAAGAGGAAGTATACGTATTACAGGAAGTTACATTCGATGCTGTAACAGAAAGTGAGTCAACAAAAGCCGAACTTTTAGTCTTACAAGAATTAGTATTCGATTTAATAGTGAGCCAAGAAGGTACTGTTTGATGAAAATCATTCATAACCTTCTTTTTTGTTTGCTACTTTTCACATTGAAGGGAGGTGGTCGCATGGCATTCGTATCACTATGTGTTTCGTTAATTATGGCAAAACGTCGTACATTTGAACAAGTTCCTACTCGTTATCAGTCTGATGTACAAGCTGATTTATTAGCATTAGGTCTTGATACAAACGGAGATGTTATCCAGTCAGCAGAATGATTTAAAAAGCGCTCGTTAAGGGCGTCTCTTCTACTTAAAACGAGGTGGCTACATGACGTTACCAATTAGAATAATGACAAAGCAATTCGAGTTAATCGATGAAATAGATCAGTATAGTTCATTACAAATAACCCGCTCTTGGAATGGTATTGGTTCCATTGAATTAAGAATTAATCGCTATTTAAAGGGCGCTGATAAATTAGTTAAAGGCGCTATTATCTTCCCACAAAATAAACTGAATAAAGCGTATGTAATTCGCTATCGTGAAATTGAATTGGACCAGCAAGGTAAGATTACAGAGAATTGGCTTATAAAAGCATTACCGTTAAAAAGTTGGTTAGGGCAACGTTTAACTTATCCTCCTGTAAATGAAGCACAAGATAGTATAGAATCCGATGCTGAATCAGTAATGTTGCATTATATTTTGAACAACGCAATAGCTCCTTTAGATTCAAATAGAATTATCCCTAATTTAATTGTGGAGGAAAATTTACATCGTGGATCAAATGTTACTTGGCAATCTCGTTATAAAAACCTAGCGGAAGAAATGACGGAAATTAGTTTATTAAGTAGTCTCGGTTGGAACATAGATATTGATTATCAACAAAGAAAATTTGTTTTTAGAATACTAAAAGGTAGGAATTTAACAATTAATCAATCCGTGTTACCGCCAGCTATATTTAGTCCTGAATTCAATACGCTCGGTCAATTATCATATACAGAATCTGAATTGAATTACCGTAATCACGCCATTGTAGCTGGTCAAGGTGAAGGTGTAGAAAGACGAACCGTAGAAGTAGGTTCATCCACGGGATTTGATCGCTATGAATTGTTCGTGGATGCTAGAGATGTTGCGGAAGAAACAGAAGGGGATAATCCTCAACCTCGCCCGGCAGCTGATATTGATACTGATTTAATTAATCGCGGAGAACAAAAGTTAAGTGAGTATCAACAAGAAACTTTTCTAGAAGGACAATCCCTTCCACAATCAAAGTTAGTATACGGTATTGATTATGATTTAGGAGATATCGTTACCCTCCAAAATCGTGACTGGGGTGTAACACTCGATACTCCTATAACAGAAGTAAAAGAAATCTATGAGCCTGGTAAGACGGGTATTAATCTAACTTACGGTTACAATAGACCCACATTGATTAGTAAAATAAAGCAAGAGTTGAGTGGGATGAAGAATGAAATGGTGAGGTAAAACAGCATAAGCTAGCGTTATTTTTTATAAAAAAATGAAGAGTAGGTAGAAATTAATATAAAGCCTACTCTTCTAACTTATAACTATTTAATACATGATTCATAAAAGTTTTTACCAAACATGGTAACAGCTGCGTGAGTTCTAATAATTTTACTTTCACCTAATGAGTTTGCAATTTCTATTGATTGTTTTGTGACGGGGTGATTTTCTATATCTTCATAAAAAGTATCATCAGTTAACCGACCCTCATTATAAAGGTTAATCAGGCCCAATCGATTTAAATTATCTAAATATGAATGGACATTATTAGGGAATTCACAACCAACTTTATATGAAACATCTGAGAAATTCTCTAATATAGGAGAATGATTAGAGCCGATTTGGCTGATAACTTTTATGGTTGGAAAATGATTACCTTTTATATGTTTCAGAATTTTAGCTTCATCAGGCGCAAGTTGTTTAATAATTTCAACGTAAGAAGGATGGACAGTATTTTCTTTTTCACTATCCATACTTGCTGCAATTAAGTTGGCAAACATATCACGGAGTTCTTCAGAGTGAATATAATATTTCGATGCCTCAATAGCAGGTCCTAGTATATGCATTTCTGGTTCAATAATGTTTTCTGGTAAAATATTTTCAACTTTAGCGTTAACTTTTTCTACAAAATCTTCATAATTTAGTTGATGTTTATATTCTTGTTTTTTTAACCATAAAGAAACATGGTTACCAAATACAAGATTCCATACTCCAGAAACAGTATTACCAACACTCTGTGCAACAGGAGTAGCAGCTTCATCTATAAATTTAGGTAGAATATTAATTTCCATTTTTTCACCACCTTTCAAAATCAATTATAGGAGGATTTATCTATGGAAACAATATACAGTCACCCTTGGTTAACATCATTTTTTATTTTCCAATTAGGTTTCTGGGTTACAGTTGCATTTAGTCAAGTTAAACTAAGCAAGGATTAAAGTTAAATGTAAGAGATTTCTCAGCCTTCCACAATTATGTGGAGGGTATTTTTAGTTACCAAAAAGGGGTGAGAAGGTGACAAGAGGGGTAGGTTCTATGCAAGAAACCTTTGAAAAGGTAGCAAAACATGATGAATTATTCCACGAAGAAGTTTTACCAAGACTAAAAAAGTTAGAAGAAGTGCAAGAGGAATTTAGAGTAGAAATTGGGAAAATTACCGCATCTCAAACTAGCTTAGAATTGACAGTGATGAAAGATGGTCAACAAACTCGAGACTTACTTGGCCGATTCGTAGACCATTACTTCGGTACTGATGATAAAAAACTTGTGATGAAAGAAAAGGTGACTTTGACACAATTAAGCTTAAGGGCGAAAATAACACTCGGCTTTATAGGCGTCTTAGGCGGTTCCGGTGGAATATTAGCAGGGGTCGCAGCAGTTATTGAAATAATAAAAAATTAGGAGGAAATTAAAATGACAGAAGTATTATTATTCTCAACAGTAATTGTCCCAATAGTTTTGGGTGTAGTGGAATTAATTAAAAGATCAGTATCGGAGAAACTTAATAAAAACCTCATACCACTCATCGCATTTGCGGTGGGTATTTTTATTGGCTTTGCAGGCGAACCGTTTACTGATTTAGATTTAACCTTAAGACTATGGGCAGGAGCTTTAGCTGGACTCGCTTCTACAGGTTTATTTGAAATTGGGAACGAAAGAAATGAAGGTGTTGAGTAG